GTTAAATCATGCCGAGAAGCTTGAGCACCGCCACGATGATACCCGCGCCGTAAAGCCCAAGCTGATTAAGCAGATTAAAAATGATAGCTGTTATCATCACTCCGCCTCCTCGTCCGTGCCCGGGTCTTCAATCGCGGTGCCCTGCTCGTGCAAATATTTATCCGCAGTCTGTGCCGCCTCAGTAAAGCTGTTATTTTTCCAATAAGCGGAGATACCGACGAGCACCGAGAACACGACGCTGACGATTGTGTACAGCTCATTGTAGTCCGCAGGAATCGGAGCTTTTCCGGCAGCGGAAAGCGCCATGTTGACGAGCGAGATAATCAGCAGGATGCCGCGCACCCATGTGCCGACCTTGACGTTGCCGATGTTTGCAAGTATGTCTTTGATTTTTGCCATTTTGATAGCCTCCTAAAATATGTTGTCTATGCCCTGCGCAGCGAGAAAATCCCGCTGTTCGTGCTTAATTTTCGCGGCGTAATTAAGTGCCGCGTGCATATCGCCGTTGCAGTGCGCGTCCGGTATGCGTTGTACGGCGCGGGCGGTCGCTTCGCTGACGGCAAGAGCGGCGTTTGTACTCGCGAGTAGGTTCTTTTCAAAAACTTTTCGCGAGTTCTCCTGCTTTGTGCGCTCCGCTTCAAGCTTTGCTTCTTCCGCTTCGCGGGCTTTTTCGCGTTTTGCATCTTCTTCTGCACGGGCGGTTTCGCGTTTTACGATACTGCGCTCCAAAAGCCACACAAAAAAGCCGACAATGGCGACGGTCACCGCAGACGGTATTCCGCATATCGCGGCGAGTTCTCCTACGGTCATCCGACTACCTCCAGATATTTGACGGCAACCCAGCTCGCAATATCCGTCAAACGCGCTTCCCGGACTCCGTCGTTTGTCTGTATTTTGCCGACGGTGTGAGTCCTTGTCAGCTGCGCGTTGGGGACAATCGAGCCTCGTGCCGCCGTGAGTCCGCCATAAGTTGCGCCGGGCTTTATTTTGACCTTACTGCCGACGGTTATCTTTGCGGTTGTCTGCAAAACGGTCAAATCGGAGACATAGACCCATGAGCGAATTTCTTTGAGCAGTGCTCGGCTTCCGCTGACGGTCTTGACCGTGTGCTTTTTAAGCTTGACCCACATCGGTATTCTCTGCCCGGTAGCGTACTTGCTACCCTTTATCTTGACGATGTCGCCCGCTCTGACGGTTGCCGCTGTAGGCTTGTCCTCGCTCGGCTTGACTGCCGGAGCGGACTTTTTCTTTATGCCGTAAAAATTGGCAATAGCCTTGACGATAGCCTCTGCGCACTGCTTCTGTCCTGCGGCGGTCTCGACATGCTTTCTGTCGCTTGCGGTGTCAATAAATACGGTCTCTATAAGCAGGCTCTCGCACTTACAGGAGCGGACAAACCCAAAATAGTCCGTGCCATTTGCAGGATTGATTTTGACTTTTGCGCCTCTGTCGCGGATGCCAAAAGTGTTAGCTATGCTCTTGCTGATTGCCGCCGCAAGCTTCTTGCCCGCTGCGCTCTTGTGCTTGTAATAGACCTCCGAACCTGTGCCGCCTGCGGCGTTAAGGTGTATTTCTATTGCCAGGTCATAGCCGTGCTTGTTGACATGTGCTATGCGCTCGGTGAGATAAAGCGTCGCGTCATAGTTTATGACATCGGCTGTGCAGGCGTAGCCTTTAAAAATCTCGCCTATGTACTTGCCGATTTCGCGACCGATTTTAAACTCCTGATAGTTCCCACCGAGAGCGCCGCTGTCATAGCCGCCTTTTGCTGATTTTCCGTGACCGATTGATATGCAGATATTCATTTACTCTGCCTCCTCAAAATATATTCCGACGAGCTGCGACGGTACATAGTGCAGTATAGTACCTTGACCGTTGCTGTCGTCGCGTATGCACTTGTATGTTTTGCCGGCGTCAGCATAATATAGGTCTTTGTAGTACCTCATGCCGACCGCCGCCGTGATGGGATTGTTTATCGTGCCGTCCTCGCCGACCGTGATAGGCTCCCAGTGTGCCGCCGTGTTTTCCGGCAACCATGTCGGATTTGCCGTTATGGCGTTGTAGCAGCGATAGAGCCCGCTCGGTCTGCGGACTATGCTGCCGACAGCATAATCGACATACCCGCTCCAAAGCGGATAAAGCTCTGCATACTCCAAAGCTTCTGCGTCCGTAGTGACCTTTGTCAAAATGCCATCTATCTTGTCGCGATAAGCCTTTGCTTCTGCTCGCGTCATGCGTCTGCACCTCCTGTGATTATTTCAAGTGCTTCGGAATCGGATATTTCGCTGTCAATGTCGGTTTCTGTGTAGCTATACCTCGCTGAGGCGAGGTCGATGGCTACATCGTAAAATTCATCCGTGCCGACCTTTTGAATCATCTTACCCGCGTCGCTATATGTGCGGATAAGCCCATCTGTGCGTGTCTTTGTTTTTATCATGTGCTCGCCTCCAACGCCGAAATCGGCTTAATTTGATTTGCAAGAGCAACCCAGTTCGTCGCCGCCTTGTAGCTGTCAACGAGGTTATCCGGCACATAAATATACCCCGTACCGGCTGCTATCTTGCTTCCACGCAACGCAATCGAAATGTCGGATATCACACAAACTGACGAAGTGCGAATAATAAGCGTTTCGAGCTTCGTACAGTCGGTAAACGCCGTTCGGTTTATATTTGTTATCGCCGCAAAATCAGCTGTCTGAATTATCGAAAGGCGAAAAGAGTCAATCGGTAAACTGGTAACAAGTGGTAGATTTGCAGATATCAGATGCTTTGTGGTGTAAAAACACTTGTCTCCTATTGTTGTCACCAAAGGAAAATTTGCTTGTTGTATTGCAGAATTTGTAAAAACACCTCTGTCAAGCGCGGTGACTTTGGGAAGATTTATTGTCGACAGCCGAACGCACGATTCAAAAGCGTTGCGATTAACTTGGGTGACATTAGGCAAATCAATCGCTGTAAGAGCCTGACATCCTAAAAATGCGCACGCTCCGACCGTCGTTATACGGTCGTTTGAATATGCGCCCGATATCGTGCGCTGGATTATCGCGTCCTCGTCGCTGCCGCCTGTTGGCAAAGTTCTGACAGCCGCTCCCATCTCGGCGACCTTATATGTCGTCGTGCTCTCGTTTTTCTCGCGAATGGCGTTAGCAATGTCCTTAATTGACGATTCCTCATATAGCTTTTTAGACATCAGTAACTCACCTCCGTGCCGTCGTCAATGACGATGTCGACAGGCACACTACCGTCATAGACATACTCCATATTTCCAACTGTTATCTTGAGTTGTTGATTTAGGAAAATCCTTTGCGCCACAACACCGTCGGTTGTTATCGCGACGGTAAACGACTGCGCGGCAAAGCCCATACTTTTCAGCGCGCCCGAGCCTGAGAAAAGCCAAGTGTTAGCGGCGGGCATTGGAATAAATAGCGGAAGTGTCGCTGTGTACGCGCCCAACGTGCATCGACAAACAAGATTATAGCCCGAATTATAAGCCGCCTTTATATCGTCCATAGCCACGGGGCATGTGTAGTTCGGATAAGTACCCGCAAGGTCGATATAATAGGCAGGTTTAAGTCCGACATCAGAGCCGTTATATTGGAGTTTGCCATTTGAATCGGAGAGCTTATCGAGTGTATCTTTGTTGGCGTGGGTGTGGGAGTTTGGAACAAGCTTGTCGAGTGCGCCGCCGACCGTCGATATGTTCGGCAGTGCGGCGTTGGTATAGCTGACGTCTTCAGCGGTTGACGCTCCACCAGTACCTATTGCCTGACCGTCATAGGTCGGCTTGCCGTCGGTTTCGGCGAACTTATCAAGCACCGCCTTGTTTTCGTGCGAATGCCTGGCAGCGGTGTTAAGCGCGATTTCAGCGGCGAGACTGGGACTCAATCGCTCTGTGCCGTCCGGGATTGACACCTTTGCAGAGCCTGTTATCATAGGCGCATAGCCGACTATCTCGCCCGCTCCGAATGCGACGAGCTGCGCTGCCATGTTGCCCGGTTCGGGCACAACATCGCTTGTAATTTTAACCGCCACATAGCCGTCCACAGGAGTCAACAGCCCGGTTTGCAGATACTCGCCGACCGTTGATTCAAAATAGACTCTGTAGCTGTCCGCGCCCTCAAGCTCGGCGGGAACGGGGAGAGACAGCTCCGTGAAGTTGTTCTCCGCTCGATATCCAACGTCATACCCGCGAGGGCGGGCATAATCAACCGTTATCGTTCTTGTCTGCATCTTTTTCCGCCTCCCCGTTCTCGCCCTCTGTGGGCGTTTTTTCGAGCTCTGAGAGCATATCGGACAACAACTCGATTTTGCCGCAAACCTTGGCAAGCTCGACCTTATTGACCTCTATTTGCTGTATCAACTGCGCGTTGTGCTTCTGCAAGGCGTCGCCCTGCGCTTTGACCTCTGCGATTTTCTGTTCGATTTCTGATTTTGTCATAATAGCCCCCTAAGCGAGTTTTTTGTAGTCGCCGCTGTCGTTAAATTCGGCATACAGTCCGGTGGTGTCTAAAAATAGCCGTCCGGTGTAACCGCCGCCGGAAGTAAGCTTTAAAGTCATGCCCTTTCCGTTTGTCCCGCTCGAGTAGATTTCAATTCGCGCCGGAACCGTGCCTTTGGTGTTGTTGACGATTTGCAGCAGTGCGCTCGCGTCACTCGTAGCACCAAGCTCCGCGCTTACATCGTTCGCGCCGTTTGGCGCATGCGCGATAAACCCGATGGCATCGCCGCCTGTCGCAACACTTAAAGACTCGTTTACCTCGACTTTTTTGCGGAATCTTGCGTTATCTTTGCTGATTAGCGCAAAATCAGTGTTCCAGGAGCTCAGCGCTGAGACATTGTCGGTGCTCGTTCCGATTCTAAACCCGCCGGACGGAACGCCGCCGAGCGTATATGACGGGCTTGCGAGTGTGGCATACCATTTACCGCCTATAAGCGAGTTGTAAAGCGACAGATATTTTGTGCCTGTTCCAGTGCCAGTTCCTGCGCCTTGATAGAGCTCCACTACTCCGCCGGAAAAGTCTGCTTTGTAACCGTCGTTGTTTAAGATTGACAACTGACCGCCGTCAAGGTTTATATCGCCGCCTGTGATGTTGATGTCGGAGGCTTCGATGTGTCCGGTTTCGAGGTTAAAAGAAAATTCGCCATTTGTGGACTGCATTATGCCGGCGCGGATGATGTTCGCGTTTAGAATGCCCGTGTCGATAAAGTCAGCGACAATGTGTCCGTCCTGCGTGACTGCTGTCCTGTATGGTCCGGAGTAGCCGCCGGACGAATGACCAAAGCCGGAAAGATTAAACCGCCATATGTTTTTAGCGGTCGAGATGTCCGGCGTGTCCATGATTAAAATTTCCTGCGGATTCTGTGACGGATTTAGTCGGACATATCCGCCGCTGTTCCCGGTGATTGCCGCCGTTGCGTCGGCTATCGCCTTTTCATACGCCGCCGTCAGATCCGACCTCGTCGCGACAAGCTGATCGCGCAGGTCTTTGGTTTCGTTGACTGTCTGTTTTATGACATCGGCAAAATTCGCACGCGGCGATCCGAGGTCAATGGATGTGTACCGCTCGCGCAGGACATCATAGACCGTTTTAATTACCTTTGCTTTGATATTGATGTTGAGGTCTTTGTGATAAATCTGCACCGTATCGCAAAGGCTGACCGATTCAAGCGCGGAAAAACTCGCGTATTCCGGCGATTGCGACAAGTCCACAAATGACACCGTCATTGACACGGTCGGCGAGTTGATGTCATTTGCCGCCGCGTATGCCGCCACCGCCGAGTCAAGCCCGCTCTGCGTGATTTCGCTATCGCCGCCCGAAAAATCGGACGAAAAGTCGCGTATCAGCGTTTTTGCATTGATGCCGCTTGAGTTGGTCACTGCCTCATAGCTGTGCAAGTCGACTTTGTCGTTTTTGACATAGCCATATATGCCGGTGTATGCGCTATCCATGTCGATATCGCACTTTAACTCCGTCATGTTGCGACCGTATGCGATTCTGACTCCGCGATCTTTGCCGCGTGCCTTGTGCAGCTTTATCGTGTGATTGTCAAACTCGTACTCGCCGCCGTAGACGTCAAGGACGGAGCCGGACACTCCGCCGAGCGCAGCGCGCGCCGAAACATTGGTCAGTGCGATTGACGACGACAGAGTGATATCGGTCGTCGCCACGGAAAAGCCTGTGTCCTTGCCGAGCTGATTTTTTGCGGCGGTCAGTATAGCATTTATCGCAACCTGCGCGTTTCCGGATGCCGAAACGGTCGGCACCGGATAACCGGAAAGTGCGTAGCTGATATGCTCGCAGCTAACGGTAAACATGCCGTTGATAGGCTTTGACACTTTGCGGATGTGGAAAAACTGATTTTTTCCGTTTGCGTTTGGCTTTGCCTTGACATAACGGTCAATCACAAGCTCGGCGGCATAGCGGCCGAGCATCGGATATTGAAATTCGAGCTCAAAGACACCGTTGCGCTCCTCCGTGCATTGGCAGTCGCTCGCCTCGGCAAGCCAACCGATTTTTGTTTTTGCGTCCGGCTTATAAAGTATCGGTATCATAAGCGCCTCCAGTGCGGCACGATCTCGACCTTGGTCACGGTTCCGCCGCTCCAACTTATAGCATTTTCCCCGGGTGACAGCACCGGAAAGCTGTCAAAGTTGGCTCTGTCCGACTTCCCGGTCGCGCCGGTATAGACCAGCTGCAAGGCACTGTCGCACTCGATATAGCTGCCGATGTTTAAAAACGGAAAAGACTGACCGCCAATCGAAAGCGTGATGTTTCCACTGCCGTATATCTTGATATATGGCAGCGCGGAATACGCCGTCGGATTGGTGATTTTTTTCGCCGCCGTCAGCGTCGTTTTGGCGTCGCCGGAGGTCAGAAAGCGGAACGGCTTGCAGCTGAATACCAGCTTCGCCGTGCCGAAATTTCGGATCTGCTCGTCCCAATCCTGCCCGCTCGTGCAGATTGCCATGCGGTAACTGCTCGCGTCGGAGCTATCCGCCAGTTTAGCGTATGTCGCACTGCCGAAAAGCCAGTCTGCGACAGCGTCACGGTTTGCCGCGATGTCTTTGCAGCCGACGATGTAGGTGATTTCGACATTCTCAAGGTCGTCGATGCTCGAATCGATTATCAAAAGCCCGGCGCGGCCGGGAATCTTTTGCAGATCATACGGTCGCGCCGGTGTTTTGTTGATTGTTGCCCCCTGCACCACCAGGCCGAGGTCGCTTGATTTTTTGGAATTGAAAGTGAAAGTTTTAGGCATATGCCCGCTCCTTTCTGCGCATCTCGTCGTAGATTTCCTCGGCGATGCGCGAAGCGAGAGCCCTCACATCGCCCCCGCCGTCTGCGGCGTTTATGGTGACATTAAAGTTGTAGACCTTATTGCCGCCGCTGACTGCCGCCTGCGCTCGGCGCGCCGTGAAATTCCCGGTTGCGTTGATGTCGACATCCATCGGTATGGAGTCGGTCATTCTCTTCGCGACATCGCGCATCGTGGTTTCAAATCCGACACCAACGCCGAGAGCCATGTTTTTACCGATCTGGTCGCGGAAAACGGTCGACGGTGAGTGTATGCCGAGCACCGATTTCATCGCGTCGGTGACGGCGGAGCCGAGAGACTTGATTTTTCGGATAAGCCAGTCTTTCATATTCTTGATACCGTTCCACAGACCCTCGAGAAGATTTTTGCCGAGTCCGGCAAAAACGGTTGACGGCGAGTGTATGCCGAAAAAGTTTTTGAAGCCTTCAAGCATTGCTTTGCAGACCTTGACAATTGCGTCCACGACAAGACCTTTGTTGTCCCACAAACCTTTGACGATGCCGCCGATCAGCTGAAATGCCGCCGGGATAAGACGCGGAACGTTGGCGATAAGCCCGGTCGATATTTCTATCACCAGTCTGACTGCCGAGTTGAGAATTTTGGAAAGATTATCATCCTGTAGCAGTGCGTTGACAAGCGAGTCGACGAGCGTAAACGCCGCGTCTATCACTTTGTCGATGTTATCCGCAAGCGCGCCGACGAGCACGACAATGAGCGTGACCGCCGCCTGCATGATAGGATCTAAATTCGCGACGATTCCGTCAACCAGAGTAAAGACGACGTCAACCGCGCCGGAGAGTATCGGCGCGAGGTTGGAGACAAGACCGTCGAGCAGAGAGTTGACCATCTGCGCGCCTGCGTTAAGCAGTGACGGCGTTTGCTCTAAAATCGCATTGATAACATTCTGCACGACCGGAGCGGCGTTTCTAACGACCGCCTTAACCGAGTTTAAGAGATTCATAATCATCGGTTCGAGGTCGGCTTCGCTGTTGCCGAGGTTTTCCTTGAGCGTCTGCATTGCCGCCTTCGTCATGCCGATAGATCCGGTCAGTGTGCTTTCCGCTTCACGCGCAAAATTGCCTGCATACTGCTCCGTTTTTTCAAAAAACATCTGCATCGCAAGCTCGGCTTTTTCGGCGTTCGACGCCTTATTCCAGACAAAGTTGATGCCCTTGCCGGCAGCATATGCCTGCAAGGTCGTCGCGTTCATAGCCACGCCGAGGTTGTCCATCATCGTGAAGTTGCCTTTTGCAGCTCCGGCGATAGATTCAAGTGCCTGCGATGTGTCGATACCCATGACGGACGCGACGTCGGTCGCGCGCTGCATAGCCTTTGTGGTCAGCTCAAGGCTGCGCTCCTGCGACAGCCCTGAGCCCTGGAACAGCGAGCCCATTTTGTTCGCCGTCGCGAGGTATTCGCTCTGTGCGACGCCCATGTCTTTATAGGCACTTTTACTCTTTTCAACGACTGCATCGACATGACTGCCGAAAACAGCCTCCGCACCACCGAGGTTCTGCTCAAGCTCGCCGAAGCCTGCGACTGATTCCTTGACAAAATCAAAAACCCTTTTAGCGATACTCTTACAGGCCGAGGCAACACTTTTCAGACCGCCAACGATAACATCACTTATGACATGAGCCTTGATAAGGTCGCCGAACTTGATGCTTTTCTTTCCGGCTTCTTCGAGGCTGTCTCCGACTTCGTTGGTGCTCCGTTTGAAAATGCTCAGTTTTTCTTTGACCTCGGACAGCTTATCTTTCAACTTTCCAAAGACATTGATTTTGTCCTTGAACTTGTCGATTTTGTCGCGGACATTGTTAAGCCCATCGGCCATTTTTTCGAGTGTGGTTTTTGGACCCGATTCTTTTTCGAGCTTGTCCCACTCATTGCCCATGTCGTTGACGTCTTTTGTAAACTTAGCCAAGTCCGCCTGCGCGTAGTTAAGTTGAATTTCCCACTCGCGCACGGCGTCGGAATTTTCGCCAAAATGTTTGGTGGCGTTTGCTAAAGCGTCTTTAATCAACTCTACTTTGGCTCTTTGCTCTGCCATAGTGCGGTTCAGAGTCGAGTACTGCGATGTGCAATATCCGAGCTGATCTTTGTTCTGCGCGAACTCTTGTGTGTTCTTCTTCGCCTCGGAGCGCAACAGCCGCATGCTGTTATTGATGTCCTTTATTGCTTTTTTGAAATCGGCTTCGCCGTCGCATACAATCTTCGGGCCTATGCGGAAGTTTTTACTACTCATCATCCACCTCCCCCTTTTTGACTAATCCATGCCATATGCAATAATTTTCATACAGGCTCGTGACTTGCCGCCAAGCCTGCGCAAAAGGAAAGCCGAGTAATACCGTCGCTCTGAAAATCCAGAGGTCAACATCGACGATTACTCGGCCTGGCTGTTTTTTGTTTCTTCGAGTCCTGCCGCTTCTGCCACGGCATCGACGGCGGCGTTCAGCTCATCGTCCTCCGGCAGCTCCTCGGCGGTCGGAAGCGACACGCCGAAGGTCTGCATCAGCACGTCGGTGTACTCGCTGATGTTTCCTATGTCGATTTTTCTGCCGATATAGCTCTCGGTGACATGCTCGAGCTTGACATCGTGGTCGTCGTTGTAAGCATCGACCGCGTCGTTGATAAGCACGGCAAGGATCCACTTAAGTTGTTTAACCTCACTCGACGCTCCAAAGACATTCTCAAGCTCGCCGTATCTTTCCTGCAGTTGCTCGATGCAGTTAAGCGTCAGAGCGACGTTATATGTCTTTCCGCCGATAGTCAGCGGAACCCGTCTTTCTTTTGTTTCGCAAATAATAGCGTTCATAAATAGACGCGCGGGCGAGTTTCCCCGCCCGCTCCTCCTTTTTGGTTTATGTGTCGGAGACCGTGATTCCGAACTTGGTCTTAAGTGCGGCGATCGCCTCGGCGGCGGTGGTGTAATAGGTCTTGGTGCGCCACGCTCCGGACTTGTCCGCTATTGCCTTGCCCTCGAGCGACGAGGTATTAAAGGTGATGTTGTCGCCTTTGGTGGTGTGTGTCTCGCTCGGAAGCGAGAATTTGACCTTGTGGACAACATAAGTCAGATACTTTCTCACGCCGTCCACGACCTCGACGGAAACAAAGCCGTAGCCGCCGTATACCGGCGCGTCGCTCGCTTTTGAGGTCAGCACGGTAGGTTTCGGCGTGCCCGTGCCGGTGCCCTCGGTCTTCGTCTCGCCGAACATACTCACAAAAACCTCAACCGGAATAGTTGACGTTTCAAGAGTGATGTCGGCATCTTTAAATTCTGTTTCATACTCCGCCAGCGCGTCGTCGGCATAGAGAGAGCCTTCGACCTTGTTCGGCTTGACTTCGGTCTTGACCATCTTGCCGACAAAAGCACCGTTTTCATAGGTTATCGCCGAGTCGGTTTCCGACTTAATCGGCGCGAAAACAGGCAGAGATGCTTTAAACTGTGCCATTTTTTAATCGTCCTCCTCGTCATTGACTACGCCCTCAATCTCGGCATCAACCGCGATTTGGACATAGTTCTTTTCTTCATCGTACAACTCCGCAGTCGACGTGACCGTAAAGCCCGCCGCGCGGAGCCGTTTTCTGATTTGCTTTTTGTATTTCTGCGGATTGTTCCGCGTCCACAGCGACACGCGCACATATGTGCCGTCATATATCGGCTCATCGTCCGCCCAAAACTCCGGGCGTTCGTCTAGATAGGTAAAGGTGATATATTCTTCGTCGTCACCGGAATAAAAGTTCGGATAAACTTTCATTCCCATGTCGCTAAGCGCGGATATAATCAGCTGATTTACATTCATCCTTCAACCCCCGTTTCACGCCGGAACACTTCCGCCATTGCTGCCTCACACTCGGCGCGGCAGTCGTTAACAGCTTTTGTCAATATCGGCGTCGGTGCCTGATTCTTTGTACCGTACTCCAAGTGCGCCAAAATTTCCATATTTCTGACCGGAGTTTTGCGCTTCTTTACCTTGCCGTGCTTGTCAATGTATTTTCTTGACATTCCTGTAGGTCTGACGGTCGCGAGATAAGATCCGTTTTTCGCTTTCTTAGCTCTCGTGCGCTTGACGCTGTTGACCATCGTTCCGGTACGGCGGTGCCCGGCAAGTGCTGATTTTATACTTTTTTCCAGTATCGGAGTTGCCGCGTCTATCATCTGTGGCGCGTACTTGTCGACATCCGACAGCTTGCCGAGACTTCGTAAAAAAGCCGGATCTATTTCAAAATCAAACTTTCCCATTCAGTCCACCTTCATGTCGGAGCAGTGCAGCTCCGTCAGACCGTCGAGACGGTCATAGACGCGCGTTATCTGCAGTTTTGTTTCGCCGTCGTAGACAAATTTGCTACGGCGGTCAAAAGACCGCGAGCGCACGACGTAGACCCGCTCGACTTTCATGCCGGCTTGCGCCGCCTCGTAAAACTCGCTTGACTTTGACGACTCCGCATGCGCCCACAGTGGCAGGCGCCGCTCGGTGTTTTTCTCGTAACCGTCGGCGTCCTGCCCACTCTTGTCGATATAGGCGACCTCAATTCTGTTTTTCAGATACATCGGCACCCGCCTCCGTTCTAAGCTGCAGCGCAAAGCTGTTAAAAAGCTTCTCGGTGTTCGCCGACACCGTGCGGTTTAGCTCGCCGCCGTCGTACATATCACGCACGGCGACGAGCACAAGAAACTGTGCGCGCGGATCGTTAAGGTCGCAGTCGCTGCCGACGGCAGCCGAGAGAAATTTCTCGGCCGCGTCGATAAAGCCTTTTATCATTGCATTGTCGACATCGTCATCGACACGCAGGAAGCGTTTAGCCTCCGCCAGTGATACGGCCATTGTTTACACCGCCTCAGCCGTTCTCTGCTTGCCAGACTGAAGAACGGCAATCTTCTGATTGTTTTCGACCTTGGAATCGGCTTCGAGCCAACCGACAACGCCCTTGGCGTTCTTGTCGGCATACTTCTCGTTAAGCACCTGCAGCTCAAGCTGCTTCGCGATTTTCAGCGCCATGCCCGAGAAATCGCCGTAGAGGACGGGGAAGCCCTCCTGCTTGGTTGCCTCGTCCATCGCGTCGGAGATATAGACCGGAGAGCCGAGAATCTTCCAGCCGAATCCGGTCTCGATATCCTTCATCAGATACTCGTTCTGCGAGTTTTTGGTCTTGCGGAGCGCGGTAAAGGTCTTGTTGCTCATAATCCACATCGCATTGGACTGGTAGATCTGCGGTATCATCGCCTGCATCTCTATCAGGACATCGAAGGTGATACCCGCGAGCGTATAGGTGGTCAGGGTCATCTTATTGGTGGACGAGACCGCGCCGGTCATCTTGCCGCTCGTGCCGTGGATAAGCTCGCGCTCGAGCTTGACGCGGAAAGCCTCGGTCATAAGCTCCTCAGCCTTTGCGACAATGTTAATGTCGGTGTTGTTGATAAGCTTGTTGGAAATGACGGAAAGCGCGCCGAGGACATAGCCGGAAAGGTCTACGCTCGTAAACTTGCCCTGGCCTGCGGTCAGTGCGGTGAACTCGTCACCCTGATAGGCGGCGGCGATATCACCGGTCGGCGAATCGGCAGAGGCGTCGGTACCGTAGACAGGTATGGACAGATCGCCCTTAGTGTAGTACTTTGTGGCCTTTTCAATAATCGGCGATACGTTGACTATATCGGTGATTATCTTGCTCGCGATGGTTTTCGGGACAATCGCACCGTTCGAGCCCTGCGACATTCCCGCCGAGGCCGCCTTTCTCAGATATTCGACAAAGCTTTTCTCTTCGCTGAGATCTGCACCGCCGTTGTCGCCGTGCTCCTCGGGGTCGAGTTCGTCCTGCTCCGCCTCAAAAAGGCGCTTCTCGGTCTCATACTCTCCCTTGAGGTTGTCGACCTCGTCGAGGCAAGCCTTGACAAGGTCAACCTCGCCCGCCTCATTGTGCTGCCTTGCCTCTTCGGTCTTGGACTTGATTTTGGCAAGCAGATCTCTCATTTTCTTATTCATCGTTTGATTCCTCCATGTAGATAAAATTTTCACGGATGCGTATGGCATCCGTGTAGTCTGTGGACTTTTCTTTTTCTTCGGGCGGTTCCTCGCCCTCGAACTCTTTGGTCACGCCCGCCGCGCGCTGTGCGGGAACCGCGACAAAAGAAACCTCATAAGCGTCGACCGCGCCGACAAGCTTATAAAAGCAAAGCGCGCCGTCGTACCGTTTGCCGCGATAGTGCTCGCACCGTTTGGCGTCGCCGCCGCAGATAGAGCACTGCGCAGACTTGACGCTACACCCGACACTGCACTCCTTTTTGATGCCGCCCTCGATTTCGGCGATGAGCTGCCCGCTCGTTGCCTTAATGCAATAGCAGTGTAAGACAAGCTGTTTATACTCTTCGCCGGTCTTGGTGGTCTCGCCGGGACTGGTGATAACCTCTGCGTCAAAAATCCGTGCGCACTGATTTGTGCTCTGCGGATTGTGATCGCTTATAACGGTCTTGCCTTTGTACAGCTCGGCAAGCTGCTCAAGCGTCTCGCCGGAAAATGCCTCATAGTCACGGTCAATCTCGTTGTCGCAAGCGACCATCTTAAAGGCAAAAACCTCTTCGGCGGTCAGCTCTTTCAGCGTGCAGGCGTTGATTTTCGCCATTTTGTCATCGTCAAGGTCAAGGCTCTTGACAATGGCGCATTTGTCAATCTTCATCTTTTTCACCTCCTTTGGCGTACTGAATTCCGGCTTGCGTCAGCGGCAGCATGGATCCGTTACAAATCAGCTGGTCGCCGCCAGGACGCTCGCCTTTATCCAAATAGGCACGCGCCTCATTTGGTGTGTAAATGGCGTTTTGTACTGCAGTTGCCATCGCCTCGAGCTGTGTCTTAAAGTCGGCGCGAAGAATAACGGCCGCGTTGAATTTTGCAAAATACCCGCTCGCGATATCCTCGTCGCTCAAAAGCTTGTAGGTGACCTCGTCCTCGTACTGCTTCAAAATGTACAAAAGCGTGTCAATGTAAAAAGCAAGCTGCTGCTGCTCTGCGGCGGCGTAGCTTGCTTTCTCATAGTCGTTAATCTGATTCGGTTTGATTCCAAAGGCGGCGGCGATCTGCAGCGCCGAGTATTTTTTCAGCTCGATAAACTGGTTGTCCGCGAGCTTCATGTTCAGCGGCTGGATTGTCGAGCCTGCCGGAATCGGCACGAGGTTTTTGACCGTGTCGACCTTCCCGGTGATATACTCTTCAATCTTCGTGGTGTATCGCTTCTCAAGTTCGTCATTCAGGTTGCCGGTATACTGTAGGACGGCTTTCGCAGTAAAGCCATTCTTATACATCTCGTTCAGCATCTTCTGCCCGCGCATGTTCCCGCCGAGCGTGGTGCTCAGCTGGTCTCGGACGCTTAGGCCGGTGACACCGTCAAACGAGACCGAGGTACGGAAGTGCATAATGCTGTCGTGCGGAATCCTGACGGTCTCTCCGCTTTTCGGATTATGAAAGAGGTACCAAATTGCTCCCTTCTTTCTGTTCCATATACCTTTGTCGTCGCAGTATATCTCGACGCTTTCAGGTGGAAGGCACCACAGGTTTGTGTTCTTGCCCGCTCCCGTTATCCACACATACGCGTTGCCGTAGTGGTTTCGGTTGACTTCGACCGTCGACCAAAAGTGCGTCGCGGTCATATACGGGTTCGGACGGATTGCAAGCAGACGGTAAAGCTCGTGCTTCTTCGCAGTCTCAATTCCACCGCCGGAAGTCGTGCGCATGATTTTAAACGGCATCTTTCCGATAGCTTCCGACAGAATTTTCAGACAAGCGAAATATGTAGCTTCGCCTAAAGCGTCGCCGTCGTCGCTGATTCCCAAAAAGTCAAGCAGCGCCTGCCGCTCGACCGTCCGCTGATCGCTTGCACTTTTTTTCTTAAACAATGGCATCAAGCCCACCCCATTTTCTTCAAATAATCTTCGACCACCGTTTCATAGTCCAGCGTCTCTTCTTTGCTGGATTTTCGATACGCGACATGCGCGTCGATAATAGCGTCGACGACATCGATGCGCGCGTGCCGTGCGTTCACTTCCTTGTCGACTTTGATTTCGCCAAAAGAGTTCTTCGTCTTTTTCGCGTTGACAATAGACCACGACATCAGCGCGTTTCGCTGGTCGTAAAGCACATTTCCGGCTTTGACCTCAAGTGCAAAGTCAACCGTCGCGTCCGACAGAAAACGCGCCGACTGCTTAACTTCAAGCAACGGCGCGCCGAGCGTATCAAGTTCTTCCAAAAATGCGTCCGCATTGTGCGGGTCATATCCGATGCAGGCGATGTTAATTTCAAACTTTTCCTGCAGTTCTTTCAGATCCGCTACGATTTGCAAATAGTCATTTTTCAGGCCTCCGACAGCTTCGGACGGCGTAAGCAAGCCGGACTTTGCCCACACATCATACGGTGCGGTGTCCGTGATGATATGTTCTTCAAGTCGCTTTGCCGGAATGTAGGAATGTGACCAGACATATATCTTCCCATCGTCAAGCGGAAAGAGCAGCGCAAGCGAGGTCAGATCGCCGCCGCTCGAAAGGTCAAGCCCGGCGAAGCATCTGCGTCCGCGCATATTCTCTATCGTCAGCTCTGTCCGTCCGAGCTTCCATTCGTTCGGCGTGATGTACTGTGTGTCGCCATACTCATACCACAGGTTTTGGCGCTTGGTCATATAGTCGGACATTTCAAAGCCGCCCATCTGCTTCGCCGTCTGCGCATCGCGGCGGAGCTGTTCGAGCGCGCTCGGTACTGTCACGAGGTGCGGATTTGCTTTATACCACACGCTCTCGTCAAAAGGGTCGTCCTCTTTATCCAGTGTGTAAATGTCAACAAAAAAGTCGTCGGCTTCCGCCGTGCCGGCAAGTATCTGCAGGCAATAATCGTCCATCTCGCGGCAGAAGCTGTTCAAGCTTTTTCCGCGCGTGGTTATCATCGATATCAAAGCTTCGTCAAGCGAGGCTTGACCATTGTACAAAGCTTTGTAAATTCCGTTATCTTTGTGCTGATGAATTTCGTCGACCGAGCAGAATATCGCGCGGAATCCATCGTCAAGCCCGCTCTCCCTCGACAGTGCCTCAATCGTGCATCCGGTGCGCTTGGCAATGATAAGACTCTTATAGTCCTTGACGTCAAACAGCGCTTGCAGGTCTTTGTCGACCGTTATGAATTTCTGGATTTCTTCCCATGCGATTCGCGCCTGCCGCTTTTTCGTCGCCGCCGTGAAAAGCTTGCCGAAGTTATATCCGCCCCAATTCGCGATGTACGACCCGGTGATTCCGTTTTCAAAGGTCTTGCCGTTCTGCCTCGCGACAGATTTATATTTTCGGCGGATGCGTCGGAAACCCGTCTCGGCATGCACCCACCCGAACGGCACGCCGAGGTCAAAGCACTGGAAGTCGTGCAGCCGAACCGGACGCGGCTGCGCACCCTCGGCTATCGTCAGCATTTCAGCATATCGCAGTATCTTCTCGGACTTCTCCGGACACCACACAAAAGGAAACTCTTTCGTGCCTTGCTTGGCGATCTCGTTCAGATGCCGTTCGCACGCCATGCGGTGCGTCAGGCAGGACGGCTCCTGCCCGGAGACCACCCGCTCAGCGTGCAAAGTCGCTCTATCCTGCACTCTCATCACCGCGCTCATCCGCGTCAAAAAGGTCGAATTTGTTTACCGGCTCTTTCGGCTTTTGCGGAATAATAAGCTTGCACCTGCTCGATACGGTCATGCCGAAGTCGGCCGCAAATTGCTGGCAAATTTTGAGGTATTTTGCCTGCAAATTCAGCGTTTTTTCGTACTGCTCAAACGGCATTTCTTTCTTCAACCGCTTGCGGATTTTCTGCAGAGTTTCCTCGGCAATTATGTAGCGCCCGAGCGACTCGGCGTCGATATCGGCATACAATCCGATCTCGGAAAGCTGTCGGGCGATATAATTGAATCTATTTTTTTGTTTCTTCGAGAGACAATCCGGCGGTTCAATTTTCGTGAACGGCGCGGTCACTTCTGCTGCTCGTCTCTCTTCAATTTCGTCCTTCCCGAGGTGCGATTTTCCGTTCATCACGAGAAGGTCTATCGGCTGTCTTGGCCGCCCTGCCATGCTCTCACTCCTTTGATTTTCATTTTCGGCGTTTTTGCTGCGAAGAGGTAGGTCGGCGACGGGTTACCGCAAAAGCGTCAAACTTTTTTCACACCCCCGTGGGGCAGGGACACGCCCGCTCGGTCTGCCTTGTTGTGGCACGCCTTGCACAGTGATATGCAGTTTGATGGATCGAATCGCTTATTCCAATCCTGCTTAACGCGGACGATGTGATGCACATCCGAAGCCACTGACAAGCGACCGTTCGCCGCGCAGTTAACACACAGATAGTGGTCTCGTGCGAGTATGCCTTGGCGGAATCTCCGCCACTGGCGCGAGTTGTAAAAGGCTTCCGCCTTGGCATCCATCTCTTCGCTGTCGTCAATCTTGAGCTCTTCTCTTGTTGCTTTCCTCTCCGGCTTACATTCGGCGCAGTACGTCTCGCCGAGCGGTATGACTGCGCCGCACTTGGCGCAGAGCTTATAAAACATCCTGCTCCTCCTTTGCAGTTGACTGCAAAGCGCACCCCCGAAGGAGTGCGCCCGCGTCTGTCCCTTGCCGGACTCGGACCGGCGTCCCGAAATGTCATACGATCGGGCTCTTGCCTGTTGAGTTAAAAGGACATAAAAAGCGCACCTCCCGGCTCAAAGAGAGGTGCGTCAAATGAAGGTGTTGGCGGCGCGCGGAGTCAAACCGCGCCTCCGGGGTGTATCAGCCCCGAAGATAACCGTATGCCACCATATAAAAGCCCTGCTATTAAAACCCGCCGCAGGGCGAGGCGGGAAGAAAGGAGAAAAGAAAAACCAGATAGGTGTTGCTGTCTATTTTTACTTCTACAGCATACCACAGACCTTAACTGTATTTCTCTGTATTTTTCTGTACACTTTTAGATTTTATTAAAATTTCCAGGGCTTCGTTCGCCTTGCGGTTGGTCTTCCAGCACCACTCACAGGAATATCCCATTTCTTCCGCTATGCTCTCAATGCTCATATTCCTGCAATATCTCAAAAGCACAAACTCCTCCCACTGCGGCGGGAGCTGACGCGTAAGCGACAGAAGTTCGGTTTCTGCGGCAAACTTCCGCCGATAAAGCTCCACGATCTCTTCGCCCAAATCCACATACTGCGAAATAAGGCGGCTCATCTTGTCATCTGCTGTTTTTTGTATGGCTTCGCCCTGCGGCGCGGTAATCGATGTGAGCACATCAAGCAGTTCCTCGCGCTGGCGCTGTTTGAATGACAGCTCGTTGTTCATGTGCCGGATCCGGTTTATGTATTCCACTACTGTCATAAAGATTTCCCCTTTTCCATTTTCGCGCCGCAGTGCGGGCAATAAAAGAAACCACGGTCTCTTGGTGTTTCTCTTCCAGTCGCGATGTCTATACTGTGATGACATTCAGGACAATAATAATTACCATCATCAGGGTTATTGTCCATCTTAATCCATTTGCCGTGTTTAACAGCTTGCGCATCTACGGCAGGAGCCGGCCTTATGCAAAGGTCTACAATAATGTCGATTGCCTCGCGGCGGATATTTCTTTCATAAGTTCCATAACCGCCGTTATACCACGGAGACTTTTTAAGTTCTTTTATTTCTGCCAAAAGCAAATCACGCTCGATATAATCACTCATTTTTTACCTCCGTCCATTTTTGCTCCGCAGTGGGGGCAGTAATGCAAGCCTCTCGCTTTTATCGGATCCCAATCCGGCCGCTCGTCTTCATATTCACATAAATCAACTCCGCAAATTTGTATTTCTCCGCAATTTGAGCATTTGAATGCCCATTTATACGGATTGGCTAACTTTACCTCGTTCCATTTCGCAGTTTTTTGCAGTCTGTTAAGTACAAGTGTGTTGTACACGCTTGTGCCGACTAAGACTCCGATAAAAATTCCGAGTACCGTCCACTCGCCATTGCTCATTTTGTTTTTTCCTCCTTTTCGTCGCGAAACTTGACACATTTACAAGGCTTTAAAAAGCTGACATCCGTCAGCAGTTTTTTCTTTTTCTCGGTCGATTCGGCGGCTCGTCCTCGGGCTCTTTTATGTATTTAAAACACATATATCCGAATCTGTTTTGAATGCACTCGACAAGGCGATAGCCTTTCGGGGCGATTGGCGGGCTGTCGGGGCTGTAGCTCCGAAGCGCGACTTTTGCGTCCTCGCTGTCGGGCTGCCGCATGTTGCGGGTCGATAGATATCTATGTTTAGTGCCCTGCTCGGGCGTCCAATGATCGAATAAGTAATTGGCAAGACCGGTGTAATCACAACCG